TCTTCAAGGTTAACTTGTAGTTGCATAATTTATCCATAAAAAAAGAGTGAGAACACATAATATATATGCTCTCACCCCACCAGTTTCTAGCCTAATTTAGGCAAACGCTTGACCGCCAAGAATGGCATGTGCCATGGCAACCATCTCACGTGTTGGCTTACCCAAACGATAGAAAGTGATTGTCTTTCCATTGTTGAGTTTTTTCTTGTTGGTGTAGATGCAGTGTCCTTCCGCACGTAGTTCTTCAATGCGGGCACCAACATTGCTGATACCAAAACGTGCTTGAGCCTGAGCAACAGTCAAAGTGTTGTATGGGCCTTCTTTAGAAAGATAGTTTAGGATTTTATCTTTAGCAGACATTCAATTTACTCCATAAAATTAGTCGCACGAAAAAGTAAAAAGTAGAGGCGACTTTTCTCTACATACTTAACATTATATAAAAAAAGAGAGAGTGTGTCAACACTCTCTCTGGCAAAAGTGAAAGATTACCTTAGAACGGTTGTTCTTCAGAGGTAGTTACCAATACTTCTTCAGTGATCGCTGGTGCGGCATTCAAATCAATACCAGCATCAATCTTAGTATACAGATCAAGGAAGGTAATCTTAGTATCAGCATCAAAACGATTCAAGCAATACTCAATAGCCTTTTTCTTATCACCGTAGATACCGAAGGTTTTAACAATGTGAACTAGACGGCGGGTCGAAATAACCTCATCACAACCACCATCAGCAAACGTATTGCGAATCGTATTTGCCCAAGTGATTAGATTCTTAGCAAACACTTCATCAGCACGACCGACCGAATCAAGTTCTTTGTTGATGATTTTTTCTTCGATACGTGCAGGTGGCCATTCTTGTTCCATTGTGTTAGGAAAACGCTCAAGAAACGCCTCATTCAACACATTGGTAAACATATAGCGACCATCTTCAGAGCCTTTACCTTTTGTGTTGGCAGTAGCAAACACAGTAAAGCCAGGCGCAGGTGTAACCAGTTCATTCTTTTTCTTTAGTAAGAATGGCTTACCCTCAAGTACCCGTTGCAAGCACGACAAGTTTTGTGCGCCATAGTCAATCTCATCAATACAGAGTACAGCACCTTGGCGGGCTGCCACAGTGACAGGACCGTCACGCCATTCCATCTGACCGTTGATTAGAACATAGTTACCAAGCAAATCAGATTCATCAGAATCAGGTGTCATTGATACACAAACGAATTTGCGTTTGGCTTTGGCACAAGCCTGTTCGATACTCATAGTCTTACCGTTGCCAGATTGACCAGTAATGAATACAGGAAAGAATTGCTTTGATTTCACAATTGACAACACATCATCAAAGTTGCCAAAAGGAACATAGTTGTCATATTGAAAAGGTACCAGATTCTCAATCTCAAGATCAGTTGTCACATTTGCAATGCGATTACCTGATTGATTCTCAACCTTAGTCATAGGTAGAACCTGCGCTGAGAGTTCAATAGAAGTCGCTGAGGCGGGCGCAGATACACCCGATGGGACTTTATACAAGCCGCGACTAACTTTGTTTGATTCATCTTTGATAAACCATTGCGGAGTTGATATGCCTAGCTTTTTTGCAACACTACGCACCTCTGTGCGGGTCAGTGTAGACTTATTTGTTGCAATAAGAGCATCAAGAAATGCTTGTCGCTTATCAGAACGAGTTGCCATAATGTAAATTCTCCATCACTTTAGGAACTTCTATTATAAATGGAACCCACCACTTTGTCAAGTGGTGGATGTTATCAAACTGCTATCATACCAATGAAGCGTGATACCAGAACACGATTGACCTGACGATTCTTGGTAAACTTACTGAACGCCTTAGTCAGAGTTGACGTAGTAACTTTTTCTGGTGCTTCAAAGTCTTCATCATCAATACTCAAATCAGAACCACCAGGTAGAATAAAGAATGATTCATAGCCAGGGTTTTTTGATTCGAGAAACTTTTCTTTACGAACCACTCGAATATACTTAGAGTATTCTTCTTTTAGTTTGTAATAGTTTTCACGTGGATTCTTACGTAATTGGTCAAGTTCAGCATTGAACAAACGGCGGCGTACAGCACCTTTCAATGCTTGATTGTTTGCCAAATAAAAACCAATGATTTTCGCACCAGTTGTTTTTGTCAACCAATTGGCAACAGCAATACGAACGGCATCTTCACCATCAGCCAACTCCTGTTGAATCTTGTTTTTCTTATCACACAGAAAAACATTTTGATAGTTGGAGTTGAAAAAGTTTCGTGAACTAGTACCAACATCATTCGTTACATAATATGAATTGATTTCATCAGCATCACCATCTTGCACCACACACAGATTCACAATGTCAAGATTGTTAATGGTACGAAACTCGTTGATGATTGGCTGACAAGCAATCAAGGCCTCAGTCATTGGTGTATTCGATAATGAATCTGACTGTGGGCGATAGAATTCAGTACGGCTGCCATAACGGCTAGACCATGCATTCATAAGGCAAAGAATATTCTTAGTTGCCTTAGAAAACTCCGAATTGCTCATCTTTGAGTTAATTAACTCACGAAGGTACACCGACGACAACCACATTTCATTGTTGTTTTCTGAGAAACAACCATACGATCTACCTTCACCCGGTGCCTCACCAGGATAATCAATACCATCACGAACATGATCAGCATTACCAAAACCATATGCAGTGAACGGTATGTTTACCTTACGGCAGAACATAGCCAGAATCAAAATCTGCTCATATGATGCCGCCAGATTGTCAGACATTGAACCAGACTTATCAAGCAACAGAACAAGACCATGCGATTTGCCTTTTGGCACACGCATTACTTTTTTGAAAATGTTATCATCAATCTGATATTTGAACACACGGCTAACATCAATATCACCAGTTGATGATACTTTGGCTTTTGAAAACTTATCAGCAGCCTTACGCATTTCAAATTCTTTTGCTAACAGTGAAATGAATCGTTCATTCTTACGACGAAAATCATTGTATAGACTGTTGGCAATCGTTTCATATGATTCTGGTCGTTGCTCTGAAAACTCTCTGGTCAAAACCTCTTGCACACGTTTTGCAGGTGTAACAATTTTCTTCAGATTAGGCTTAGGTATATCAAGATACTTGTACTCACGTGCATGTTTCGCAATGAGTTTGCTTTCATTCTGACGGAAGTTTTCATCAGTCTCACATCGTGGTTCAGAACTTTGATCCTCACGTACACTCTGAGATTCTTTGGTGCGATTTACACCATCTTTGTCTTCACCTTCACCATCGCCTTCTTCATCAGCATCGGAAGCCGACGATTCATTGCCACTTGCCGACGATTCTTCTTTATCACCATCTTCACCTTTGGCCTTGGTCTTAGACTTTTGTTCACCTTGGCCATCAGTCTCAGCATCGCCTTCATTCGAACCCGATTCTGTTTCAGCCTCTTCACCATTTTCATCATACGCAAAGTTATCTTGCGGTATGTTGCTTTGAGATTGTTCTTCTTTAGAATAATCCCAAATCTCATTAGTAACTTTGAGAACATCATCCCAAGTTTCACAAGCCTGAACACGTTCGACAAACTCCTGTTCTTTCACATTGAATACAACAGGAAGTGTGTAGCCAGATTTTGAATAGATGTTCAAACGGTCAATAAATGACATTGTATCAACATCACGACCAGCCAAACCAAAAAAGTCTTTATCCATGAGTTCACTAAAGCCGTTGACAAACGAACGGCGTAGACCAGGATAACGGCGTTTCTGACGTTTCTCAATACGTGCATCTTCAACTACATTCAAAAAGCCTTTGTAGTTTTGACCACGTTCATGTACAGCACCATGCCAACCATCGGCAGGTGTATCGATAGCGTGACCTACTTCATGACCCATTAGCAAGTCATAAAGATCGCCAGACATTTTTTCCCAGATAGGGCAGATTAGAATACGATTTTTAGGATCGAACATTGCCGTTGCAACTTTGGCATGTTGAACTGTAAGATTCTCGGTCGCCATGAGTTTAGCTAGACCGGACTTTTGATTTTGAATGTTGCTCATTCGATAACCTCGACTGTTACTGAACTTACATTGTACGCGGAACACTGAGGTTTGTCAAGTGTTGCAATCTTGACAACTTTATATCCCTCTCACACTTCAGAGGATATTATATCGTAGAGCGATTACTTTGTCAAGTGTTTACTTTATAGCAACAAAAGCAGTGAAACTGTGATTCTGCCAGAAAGAATCGATACGATCAAACGCAAATCCAGCAGTGGCGCACTTGTTGATGAGTTCTTTTCTTGTATTTAACTTCATCATATGGCGTAACTGTTTTTCTTTATTCAGTATGTCATCTGAGGTAAAGTGTTCACGCTTGTAATCATAGTAGGTAAAAGTTCTTATGTCTTGTATCTTTGAACAATCCGCAATTGTTTTCTCTGCAAAAATAAAAGCACCACCGGGATTCAATCCATCATAGATTTGTTTGATGATTGATGTTCTTTCTTTTTCTTGAATGAACTGCAAAGTAAAAATTGAAGTGACCAAACTACAGTTTACAAAACTGAAGTCACGAACATCTCCACGATGATATCGTAGGTTTAAGGACTCTCGTTCGTCTTCATCATACGAACTAAAAAAATCTTCTTCTACTTCAATACCAATATACTTGGCAAGTGGTGCAAAAGTATTCTGTGCAATCATTGCCTTAAGCAACTTACCCGTAGAGCAACCAATGTCAACAACATTAGTATTATCTTCAACAAAGTATTCAGAATACTTGAGTACATCATTCCAAAGATTTGTATAACCACGAATAGAATGTTCTATGTGGTTATCAAAGCCTTCTTCTCTTTGTGCAAACGTAAACTTAGTCATAACGATTCCTTGTATGGTTTCAAGATATTTTCATACACATGTGATGATAGTGCAGCCATCATCTTAGGTGCAACCATTCTACCCAATCTTTCTGCTTGTTGATCGAACTTTCCAGTCAATACATAATCATCTGGAATACTCATCAGTATCTTCAATTCTTTGATAGTCAACTTACGATTCTTCGCATAATGAAATACGCCACTTACACCTTTCTGTTGACCTGCTTGTGTCAGAGTTGGTGATGGTAAATTGATCGCTGGTCGAATCATGTTAAAGCACGAACCTTTTGGATTCTTACTACGAAACTCTGGATCAGATGGCTTTGTGTGCTTCGTTGGATTGAATGGTAACAGTTCAATAAATTTCTTTTGAAAAGAACCTTCAACAAAATCAAGCAGTTCTTTTTCTTCATCGGGATCATTTTCTACATGATCAATAGCACTCTTAATACTGATATGCTTTGGTGTCGATGGAATTGGATACGTCATTGTGTTCATGTTCAGAAAATTCAGACCAACTTTGTCGGCAACATCTTGACGAACACAAACAAAAAACAATCTCTCACGTGCTTGTGGAACACCATAATCAGCAGCGTTTAATACATGATGAGTAACAAGATAACCTGGATCGATTTTTTCAAACTCATTCTGAAATTGATGTAGCTTATCTCTTGCTTTACCCATCGTAATGCCTTTGACGTTCTCAGCAATGATTACTTTTGGTTTAATGTCTTTGGCAATACGAATAAATTCAAGAAACAAATCTTCAATCGCTTCAACGATTTGATCATCAGAATATTTCTTAACACCATCTTTAACTTCGTAACCACCAACGGTTACCATTTCACCTGTGTCGAAATCAAAGTAACTTTCTGATTCATAATGAACAGCACCTTTCCAGTTCTTCTCACGCTTACCTGCTACAGAAAAAGCAGAGCATGGTGGTGAACCATCAAGTATATCAAGTTCATACTCTTTCAGATTTGCAGTATCAAGAAAGTCTTGTCCTTTTAGTTTCTTGATATCGCCAGGTATAATTTTTGTATCTGGGAAATTTGTAGAATAAGTTTTGATTGCTTCTTCAACAAACTCATTAATTGCAATGACTTTACCACCAGCCAAACGATAACCAGTAGAACTACCACCACCACCAGCAAAAGTGCTGACAACGGTAAACAATTCACGTGCAGATGACTTCCTTACATCTTCAATCGAATAATGTTCGTATTTCGCCACGGTCTTTCCAATCTCTATAAACATCCAACATTCTTGTTCGTTTTTTGTAATTGATTTCGTTACATTGTAACAGGCTCTCAAATGCCTTGTCAACACCCGCACCCAATTGTAGATTGATATGGTGCTTGGGTTTACCAATTGTTTTAAATTCGGTAAACGATTCTATCACATGATGTTTTTGATAAGGTTGATTGACTTGAAACCAATCGAATTGATGGAAATAATCAACTACTCTTTGATCGGTATATGGCGTCACATATGTTTTTTTATAATGTCTGCTCAGTGCTAATTGTTGCCTCAGACCAGGTGGATCACTCAGATACCCAGAACGAAACTGATCAAACAATTCTTTGGGTTGCTTAAAATGTATGCAAGCCTTTTTTGAAACCCCATAGTGACCATCTGCCGCAAATCCAGAAAGAATAGCTTCTTCTTCTATCTGTGGGAAGATATACAGAAATGGAAATGTACATTCATACTGTGTTTTCTTTACACACTCAAACTTTGTTCTCAGTGTATGAAAGTCATCTATAAGATTGTCTGTTGGTACAATAATTTTTGTAAACTTCCAACCCATCTTGTTTGATGCATCTTCTGCTTTACTTGCGTCATAGGTTGGCTGATCTTTTAGATGAAAAGAATATGCATGTATATTGTATCCCAATCTATTTGCAGCCAGAGCAACAGATAAAGAATCGGCACCACCAGACAACAAAACAGCAACGTTTTTATCTTGAACAGTTTCTTGTATTATATTCTCAAGAAGTTTATCTATCATTGCTTCTTACTTTGTCTTATGATTTTCTTTACCAGTTTTGTCGCTTTCTGTCTTGCCATTCTTAGTGCAAGTGACTTCACCAGATTGGTATACCTGACACCATTCAAATGATCAAGTTCATGCAAGAAACAACGTGCTGACAATCCTTGAAGTCTTACTTGTTTAACATCACCAAATTCATCGGTGAATTCTGCTTCGATCCATGATGGTCTATCAACATTTAAAAACAAACCCGGAAAAGAAAGACAACCTTCTTTGTCTTTTACTGGTGGACCTTCTTCAAGAATTTTTGGATTGATACAGACAAGTTGAAAATCATCAGTACCGACCACAAACATTCTTTCAGCCACACCACATTGATTTGCTGATAGACCTAAACCAGCATACATCTTCATTGTCATCTTCAATCTCTTGGCTAAATTGACAAGTGCTGGTGCTGGAAAGTCTCCAGTGTATTCTGGAATTCTTTGACCAAGCATAAAGTAATCCTCACCAAAAACTTGTAATGGATCAACTCTTTCTATCTGCTGTACACCAGCAGCGGTATCAATAGTTAAAATTTCACTCATTTCATTAGCACCCAATCTTCGGCAGCATTTTCTGCCGATTGTTCATAGTTGAAAAAATCTTCTTTCTGTTCCTCAGTAATCATATCATACATCCAAACTCTGTAGCCACTAAGTGTTCTAGGATAAATTTTTGCTATTCGATTACCCTCTTGAAAACATGAAATCTCTTTCATTTTATCACCCTTGAAAAATTTTTAACTTTCTCAAAACGAATTGTGTTTGCAAACTTATCCTGTAGTATATCGCCTTTATGACTAATCACAAACAAGTTTACTTCATCTAGTCCGTGAAGAATCTTCATAAGTTCTTCGGTGCCTGTACTATCTAGACTCGAATCAAAGACTTCATCAAGTATCAATAGATTAGTATTGGTAGAGTTTTTAAGTTTTGCAATTGCTCTCCATGTCAACATCAATGCCATGTCGATTCTTTGCTTTTCACCCTCTGAAAAATTATGATATGAAAAGTCATCACGATGTCTTGACTTAATTGTTTCTTTGAATGACTCATCAAGATTAAAGTTTACAAAGAAATCCATACTTGTCAGATACTTGTTCACTAACTTGTTTATCACAGGCAAATATTGTTTAATGATATTTGTTTTGATACCAGTATCTTTCAGTAAAACAGAAGCAACATCTAAGTAAGATTTTTCTTCCATCAAAACTTTCAACTCATCTTCTGCTTCTGTGATCGCAGTCTTAATGGTGATCAATTCATTTTCATCTGTACTTTCTTGTTCTGCATTTTGTACTTCTTTTATTTGTACCTCAAGTTTTTTAACTGTGTTTTCTAATCCAGTCTTACCTGCACTAGCAAGTTCATGTTCTTTTGTACCAAGTTCCGTGAGTTGCCCCTCTTTAAACTCCAAGGTAATGGCTTGCCTACAGGTTGGGCAATCAGCATTGTGTTCATAGAATTCTCTATCTGTTCCCACTTTGGATATCTTGTTTTCAATTTGAGATTCAACTTTTTTAAACGCAATAATCTTCTTTTCATTTTCAGGAATTTTAGCGCAGACTTCTGATAGTGTCTGCTTGGTTCGCTCCAAGTTGTCAATCTCATCATGTAAGGTGCGAATGGTTTCTCTGTGCAGAAGTATCTCACTCTCATATTCTTTTACCTTTGCTTCTTTGTCTTGATTGAGTTTGTCTTGATGCTCTTTTTTTAGATCATACTTTTGATTGAGTAGCGCAATGTCATTTTTCTTTGTAACAATCGAATCTTTATTCTCAGACAGCTTCTCTTTGACCAAACTGTTCATGGTGGAAAAGATTTGGATGTCCAACAAGTCTTCAATGATTGCTCTGCGGTCAGAGGCGGATAACTGCATGAACGGCGTGAAGGATGCTGAACCGAGAATAACAATCTGCGTGAAAGACTTATAGTTTAGTTTGAGAATAAACCTCTCTAGATAGTCTTGATAGTCTCTTACAGCCGCATCTTGATTCAGCAAAACTTTGTCTTGGTAAATTTCAAAGACATTCGGTTTGATACCACGAACAATCTTATACTCTTTATTACCAATAGAAAATTCAACTTCAACTACAGTATCTCTACTGTTAATTGAATTTACAAGGTTTGGTTTATTAATTGAACGAAAAGGTTTACCAAACAAACCAAAGCACAATGCATCAAGCATCGTTGACTTGCCTGATCCATTAGTGCCGACAATCAGCGTATTGGCATTACTGTTTAAAACTATTTCAGTAAAGTAATTACCTGTGCTTAGTAGATTTTTCCAACGTAGAGTTTTAAATAATATCATTCAATTTCTGTGTTTAGTGCTTCCACATAAAGTTCACGCATAAGACTTTTCAGTTTATCATTCTCGACATTCAATGTCAAGTTGTCTATGTATTTTGAAAGTATAGTTACCGTATCTTCGGCTTGATCAATTAACTCTTCATCATTTTCGTTTACCATATCACTGAAGTCTTCCACTATTGATATGTCTGCTGCACCAGCTTTGTAGATATTATCAATTACTGTATCAAACAAAAACGGATTTAATTTGTTGACCACAACTACTTTGACATAACAACCTTCGTAGATGGAATAGTCCATAAATGAAGATTTGTAACCTTCAGCAAAATGTTCATTTTCGTCATTGTAATTCAACTTGTAAAACATCTTGTATGGGTTCTGAACAAACTCTTGCTCACGTGTATGTGTATCGAAGATAACAAAGCCACGTGGATCATTGTAGTCTGACCATGTCATTTCATTTGGTGAACCCACATAGTAGATATGACCATCATCAGAACGATGATGAAAGTGTCCAGATAAAACTACATCATATTTGTTGAACAGTGATTTATCAGTGCCTTCGTGGCAAATGTTACCACGATCCATTTCAAAACCTGCAATCTCAAAATGGCCAAAAACGATTTGTGACTTGGAGTCTTTTAATTTTTCTTTGATTTCAACT